CTCTGTTTGTATTAATTATACTAACAAGGATCTCCCTTTTCTTATATAGAAAAGTTTGGGTTATAAGAGCTTTGATTAGAAAATTCTATCGTTGGATAGACGCCGGGAACCAAAATGGGTATTCTGGTCCCTCGGGATCTAAACCCACGAATGGTAACGGACATCGATTTTATTCGACGTCTGCTACCGCTAGAGTTCAAAAACCTGGCTCTTTGACACCACGATCAAAGGATCATATCCCTGCTACGAGATTTCAAAGGACTTTACGTCACTTAAAAATTTCTATATCAGGGAAACTTGGTAACTTTTTTAAAGTTATCACAAAGAAAGGTGCGTTAGTATCTCTGCGACAGGGGAAGGGAAGAAATTCCCGACCTACTATCGCTAACCTTTTCAATAATGTAGGTTTCCGAATGTTTTCGGCCTGCTTTACTGATAAAGGGAAATACCTCTCAAGACTTAAACAACTTTACAGCTTCTTGAATTTCATCGTTACCAAAACGAGAAATCATGGAGATGTTTGGGTAGTCAAATACTTAAAAGTATCGCAACTCGCGTTACAGAAAGCAATTGCGGGTACTCCAGTTTCGAGTTTACTCGAGTTGGAGCCCACATTACGACTCGGTAGAACGGTTTCTGGGGTTCCTAAATGGATCCCCAAAAGGGATAGGCGATTGATGCTTATCAATCACTCCTCCTCAGTCATCAGATGGTATCTAACTATTTTTGCTGTTTATAGAGTTATCTCTATTCCCGGCAAACTTAACTTAGATACAATTACTGGTGGCCTAACCGTAGCTCTTGAAGCAGTTAATCGTGTAGCATCAGAAGTATCTTTGATAGTTCCGACGTCTAGATTCGATTTATTGCTTCTTAGCGTTACCGAGACCCCCTTTAAAATTGGTCGAAAAGGTTTACCCTATCTTCCAATTTTGGAGGCCGCATCCTCGACATCAAAAGTGTCTTGGGTCGGCCTCTTTAAAGATGTGCGGGTCCTTAAGGAGAAAAACCTTGAGGACATACTCTTTAAGTTCCTTGCGATGACAGGTCAGGTTCACTATCTCAAAATGCTTACGCATATGAGTAGTTTGCTTGACTCTGTTAAACCGATGTTAGATATATTCTCCAAACCTGGAGATTATGTTCCACCAGCGGGGCGTCTTGCTTTAAAAGAAGAAGCCGCAGGGAAAGTACGAGTATTTGCCATGGTTACTACGTGGGACCAGATTGCATTAAAGCCTTTGCATGATATGCTATTCGCTTTTTTGAAAACTGTTCCTAATGATGCGACTTTTGATCAGGACTCTTCAGTAAGAAGGTGTCTAGAGAAAAGTACGCTAACGGGTTGTTCGTTCGGTTACGACCTTTCGGCTGCAACTGATCGCCTTCCGTTATCTATCCAAGAACAAATCTTGGATAAAATCATACCAGGTATCGGTAAAGTATGAGGTTCCTTGCTTACAAGCAGGAACTATCATCTTGAGACCAAACAAAAATCTTATGAGAAATTTGTTGGTCCTTACCGTTACTCGGTCGGACAACCTATGGGAGCCTTAAGCTCTTGGGCTATGTTGGCGGTGACTCACCACCTTCTAGCTCAACTTGCCGCATGGCGTAGTAGATCTGTCGGCAATCCGGACCTTGCCAGGTTCTGGATTGACGGGTGGTACACCGGTTACGAAGTTCTCGGAGATGACATTGTCTTCTTCGATCACTATGTAGCTGATGCCTACCTGCTTGTCATGTCCGAGATAGGTGTTCCTATCAACCTCGCGAAAAGCGTGGTTGCTAAGAACCCTACCTTCGAATTTGCTAAAGTAACAGGTCACTATGGGCGGCACGTAGCCGCAATCAGTTGGGCACAATTTATGTCCCAACCAACTGTAATGGGCCGAGTAGGTATCTGCTTCTCAATTCTGAGAAAAGGGATTGTAAAAAATCACCTTATCAGATACATTACTCGATTCTCTCGTCAAAGTCGTTACGAGGTGGGTCTTCCTAATCTCTTCTACTTAGGATTGGCGTCTATGTTCGCCAATTCCGGGGTATTAAAGGTTTCAGAAGTAATTCACCAAGTAATTGCCTATCGTGAGGGAAAACTGACTCTTGTACCAGCGCTTTTTGAACAAAGCTATGGTGCCATAATCAGGGCCTTCGTATCAGCTGTTGCGGGAGCTACGCTCCCTCAAGAACTGATTTCGATACCGCATAAAAACGTTGCATTTTTAGATTACTCTACTCAAAACCTAGCGGTAAAAACCGCTTTGGTTAAGACTATAGTATCGTTTCTCTATGGGAGTAAATCCCTCGATAAACCTGGTTATAGGGTTAATGCCCTATCACCATCTAATGATGCAATGACCTTAGCAAAATCTATGGTTATGCTTGCATTGGATTTTCCCAACGCCGATATGGAGAGTTTGGGTTCTGCCTTAACCGCAGAAGGGGCATTTACGATGAAACCGAAAGTATTCGATCGGTTATCACCGGTAGGGAAGTTTATTCATCCCTTATATTGTCAGTTGTTCTTCCAAGTGTACACTAAGTTAGTGCGCCATTGGTCTGAACTAACGAAAGTTAAGACTATTAATCTTAGGGGTCTCTCTTTGGAGGAACTCCTTAAGTTAATGGATCATATCGATCGTTACCAAGAACTGTTAATATTACCCCAGAGGGCTTTGAAGAAAATCCGTTTAGAGTCCGTACCTGTACGTTCTCTTCAGGATTCTCCCTTGAAGATCCTTATCCATATTCTCAAAGCTGAGAGTAGGATGGATTACATGAGGGGTGTAGTACTTAATACCGGAGTAGAAGTAATAACCAAAATCTTCGCCGAGAACCGTACTGCATTCTATTCTATTTTTGATCAACCTAATGATTCATCATTAAGAGATCATCCCGATCTGAAACCCCATCCTGGGGCAATTCCTATCGAGAGAATTAGAGCGTTTGTAAAGTTACACGGGGAAAGCTTTTTTAAAGCACATTTTCCCAAGTGGGGACGACATGCAGCCTCAATGTTCAAAGAGCCATCGGATCTTCCAGAGTATAATCACTGGAATATCTACATGGCACAGCCAGAGTACCTATATTCTATGGGTTTCTTTGACTCTTGTCTAGGGAAGGGTGATGTACTTATCACACATTACCAAGAACTAGATCCATTTGAAAACCCTAATATTTCTTCTGATTCTTACGAAGTGTCAGAAGAGTAATAGGGATCTAAGTCAATAAGTTTTGACGTCGATCTTGTCTCCCGTAAGGGGACACTATGTGGGGAGTAATCCCCACCCTATCGTTC